GGACAACGTCGCCGTCGCTGACGCCAGCAGCGGCGAACGTCTGGTACCCGGCCAGGGCCGACCCCAGGGTGATCGTGCCCGTGCCAGTGGTGGCCGTCGTCATATACGCCCGGTTGACCAGCTTCACCATAAGTTAGGCTCCGGTAGCCGGCTGCGAGTACGTCATGGTGTTGATGACCACGATATCGCCTGCACCGAACGCGGTGTCGCTCAACTCGAAGTCACCGCCGCCGCCTACCGTAGATACAGTCCCGGTCAGGATGACTGTGCCACCGCTATTTTTGATCTGGAACCCATCGCAGATGCCCGTCGTAGTGACGGTGTCGGTAGCCACGACATTGGTAAAAGAGCCGATGTTGGACCGCGTAGCATCCGTGGACCCATCAGGGGCCGCGGACCCTGCACCCGGGAACACATCAGCTGCCAGCGTCAGCGCCACAAGAACGGTCGCGCCGTCCAAGAACTCAACACTACCGCCGTCGAACAGGGCAGCGACGGCGTCCACCGCAGCGTTGAGCGGACCACTTTCAAGTGTGATGGCCATGCCGTATCTCCTTATGGCGCGATTACAGTATACCGCTCACGCTGGTTCAGTACAAAGCTAAAGTGAGCTAGCCCGGTGGCGCTGGTCGAGAGCTTGACCTCAAGTATCTCATCAGTCAGCAAGATATGCTTGTCGAGCGACAAGACAACATGGCTGTTGGCAGAGATAGATACGCCCGCCGTCAGCATACGAGCAGTACCGCCAGCATCAGTAACCCTGACGTCCGCAGTGATACCGCTACCCGTCGTGCTGGTTAGGATCAAGTTGCTGACGATGGCGGCTGCATCGACCGTGTAGGCAGCCGTAGGGCCATCTGCTGGCACCGAATACTGTGGGACCTGATAGACTGTAGTCCACGCATCGGTTAGCGGGATGCGGACAATCTCAAACAGATTGAGTGGCGGCCGCGGGGTCGTGATGGTGACGGTGGGCATATCAGCCTCCGAGAGCGACGATTAGGGGCAAGGCGATGTTCTGCACACCGCGGGAAAACGCCTGGCCCTCGATTGTGCTACGCTCGAAGTCCACGCGGAGGTCCTCACCGAGATAGGTATCACCGACCTCAGTCGAGAAGGTAGCATACACCCGACCGCCGTCGATCTTCGCAATGGCGCTGGATGGGTCAGGCGCCTCACCCGTGCCGCGCTGGCTGAAGGGGAGCGAGTTGTAGTTCACACCCGAACCGGCATAGCTGAACTGCTGACCGGTGGCCTCAATAACGGACGGATAAGCCACGACGTACTGACTGGCTGTGCCGTTACTATCCACGTCGGCCACGACATCGCGCAGCAGCTGGAGTAGGTCGCCCAGCATCGTCTTAGCGCCAGCGCTAAGGGTGGCATCAGCAGCTAGATACGTCTGGATTTCTGCCCAGCTATCATCGAAAATACTGACGAGCGCCGGATCGAAAGCGAAGCCGGCATTCTCATCAAAGAAGCCCTTGATGATGCGCTGCGTGTTGCGCTCCTGACCGGAACGAAGATCATTAGCGAGCGCCGTCAGGATAGTAGCAGTGTCTCGCTCGGCTAGGGTGTTGTAGCTTGAACTCCAACCCCCAAGTGAGGCGTACTGCGACATAAGCGCAGACACGATCGTCGCCTGGTTATCATCGAGGTACGTCGCATCGGCATCGTACTCTACGACAGTAACCGTGCCGTCAGGAATCTGAACAGCATACCGGTATCCCGAAGAGACAAGCGCATAGTCGCCGAACGTACTGTTCGAGTTCGCAATCGTTACCTGGCCGCCGTTATGCGTCCAGATGCCGATTCGGCTCCAGTTGGTGAACACTGATACCAGCTGAACGAATGCGTTGTTGGTGATAGCATAACCTACGCCGTTTGGGTTGATCGCAGTAAAGCTGTCTACAACTACAGATCGCAGAGGACTGTCGGGGTCGAGGACTGCGCCATCAGCCAACAGGTTGCCGCCACCGAGCGGCATGTCGGGGTTGCCGTTATCTCGGTCGATCGGCAGGGCCATCTGGTCCTGCGAAAACGCATGGAGCTGAGAGCAATCAGCAACGTAGGGCGACCGAGTAATGATCTCCCCGGATTTGAACACAAACGCCCAACCTTTGGTGGGAACAGTCAGGTTATCAGCGTCTGTCTCAAGCGGATCAAACCCGATAGTCTCATGCTGCAGCCCAGAGAATGTGAAGCCGCGAACCTTAACGCCACTGGTCAGCTGGAACATGTTGTTCTGCTCCTGCCCACTCGGCAGGCTCAGCTTGGTCACGCGCAGGTCGTAACCATACAAGGCGCAGTTCTGCGGTACCACAGTGTTGGGCTGGACTATATACTCACCCGGCTGAACGATCGTCACGCACGACGACCCGTTCGCCGCCATCTTCGCGATCGCTGCGTTGATCGTCGCCAGTGGTTTGCTCAGGCTGGTCCCGCTGTTCGAGTCGCTGCCGTCCATCGTGACGTAGAACGTACGCGCGACCGGAAACTCGGGGATTGAAGACTGGGGCCATTGGAACGCTCCGGGGACATTGACATCCTCGGCCTCGACGTAGTTGGTGCTGCCAGACACCGTGGCGAACTCAGCACTGTGCGCCCAATCAAGGCGGATAACATCCACCGAGCCCGTGGCGTTGAGCGTCTTGATGTACGGCACCACGTACACCGCCGTAGCCGGCGGGTTGAGGTAGGCCGCATCCACGGTCTTGGATATAAGTTTGGTTGTACGCTGCAACCCACTTGCAACCGTAGCGGTATTGGTCTCTACGACCACATCTCCACCGCCGATGACGTCGAAGTCAGCATCCAGGTAATACAGGCCGAGCTGGACTTGGGGCGTACCGGTAGCCACGTCAGCGTGGCGATAGAACTCCCACGTCACCTCAAGGAAGGCAGCCGTCTCAGACCGTAGGTGTGCCCGCTCCGCAGTCGAGAGCGTGTTCAGGCCGATAAGCCGCCTCACGTAGCCGTACGTGCCGAAGACCTCAGACCCAGGGGCAGACACCGCTGCTTCCGTGCGGCCCGCCAGCGACGACGAGAACGCCTCTGGCGTGTCCCCTGGGAACCCAGCCTGCCGGCGGAGGACATGGGAGTTGCGGACGGACACCGCCAAGGACACGACGCGGAGCTCTGCTCCAGCGCCGGGGTCAGCCCCCAGAACGATCGACGTACCGACCAGTGACCAGTCTGCAGTCTCTTGGTAAACCCCGTCGAGGAACACCAACAACTTGTCGGCCGCCCCAGGGTCTTCACCCAGGTCGTATGTCAGCACCCCGGCCGACGTAGTGGCCGTGTACTCCTTCGACACAGTGTCAGCAGCGATGTCATCCGAGATGGCCGAATAGACGTCCGACGTGACGGTCGTAAGCAGGGCAGCGGTGGAGGTGTCGGCGGCGTCAGTGGCAGCGTCCACGACGGATGCGGCGGTGATCCGCTGCTCTACGACCGAACCCACTGGGAAGTTCAGCGCTGATGTGCCCTCAGCCGCCCGTACAGCGATGAGGCTATCGCCTACGCGGGACGTGACCCGGACGATCTCATAGGCGCCCGAAGGGGCCAGCAGCGTGGCGTAGAAGTGATCCGAGACACCAAGTGTCGGGAATAAGTCGCCCTCGCCCGTCTGCAGCGTGATGGTGTAGTCGTTAGCAGAGACGGCCGCCGCAAGTGTACCCCGGGCTCTGTTGTTGAGGACGATCGCCATGCTGCTCTCCTATACAACGACCCGCAGGTCGCCAGTGCTAGTCTTGTACGCCCGCCCAACAGCCAGGCCGCCGGCAACTGCCGCGGCATTATCAGCATAGGTAGGGACACCACTGTAGTCGGCAGTCGGGATGGACGTTGCGAACAAACTGGTGAACACCGCAGTGGCCGCATCATACGCAACATCGGACACAGCCTGGGCAGTCACACGGAGCTCAACGACCGTACCCGCAGGGAAGCTAACCGGAGTTGTACTTTCAGCCCCGCGTACAACCGTTAGGGTATCTACCGCCCGGGCAGTCACCTTCACGATCTCATACACACCGGACGGGGCCAGCAGGGTGGCGTAGAAATACTGCGACGCACCCAACGCTGGAAACACAGCACCTTGACCGGCAGTTAGGTACAGCGACGTATCTGTACTAGCAATGCTGCTAGCCAGGGTGCCGCGGGCTCGGTTCTGGAGGACTACAGGCACTACGGAACTCCTAAGCGAACGGCCGCATCTGGACGGACATGGAGCCCCGGGCGTTGCCCAGGTTGGCTCGTGCGCGTCGCTGCGCTACCTCTACGGCGAACTGCTGTGCATGGTACCGAGCCTTCTCGGCGCGCATGGAGGCAGCCCTTGAATCCGACACGTCGGCACCAACCCACGTAGTACCTGGCGTCGTCATAATCTCGTGGAGGGCGCTGTGGTAGATAGCGTCTTCGAGCTCATCGAAGACAACCTCGGGGAGGCCGGTGGCGGTCCGGGTCGGCCGCAGCGCGTAGAACATCCGCAGCCGGTAGGTCTGCTCGGCGTCGGGCAGTGGCAATACCACGAACTTGTCTGGTGTAAGCTGACATACCGCCCGGGGCGTAGACCCATCGGTGGTCGAAGCCTCAGATGTAGTGTACCCAGAAGGGCCATCGAATGGTGCCTCATCGAACTCCGGCATACCCACTAGGGAGCCGCCGGCGCTAGACCACAGGGATGCAAACGCCTCGCCGCTATACAGGTCAGCCCAAGCTGGGTAGCGCTCCAGCGCCTGCTCTAGCGTGATCCGATCCAGCGGGTAGTCGTTGAGGTATGCGCCGAATACAGCATGTACATCCGAGTCCGCGGGCTTGGCGTAGTCATAGATATGGACGCCCGGGTCCAGGGTGCGCAGCGGCTCGGCGTGTCGCCACAGGAGCGTGCGCTCACAGGCACGGATCGCCGCACGGCTCAGGGCCTGCTCGATAACCGGCGTAGGGCAGTGCTGCGCGTGCAGCGTCACCCTATCCAACAGCGAGGTGTAGGCCCGTGTCGCCATCAAACAGCCTCCGTCCGAGACAGAGCAGAAGCGGAGTCGCTAAGCTCTCTAGCCTCAAGACCCAGTTTAAGCCCTTCGAAGAAATTCTTCAAGGCTGCATCTGCTTGGCCCGAAGTGGCATACTCGTCATCGGCCGCCATGACCATGGCTACGACACCGTCGATGATGACCGGCGAGTACACATCCTTTGGTGCAGCGATCGTATCCGACACAGCGTAGGTAGAGGGGGCCTGAGCGTACTCTACAGTCACCGTAGCCCCAACAGGTGGCGGAGGATACAGGAAGAACAACGTGGGGTTGCGGACATGCCGCATGTAGTTCACCGGCTGCGCCGGCGAAGCGCTGCGCCAAGTTGGCGCAGACCGGTCCATCATGTCGCGGGAGACTTCGACCACCGCCCGACCATCTACCGCATGGACATCAACGAGCCGGATCGCGTCGGCCGGCAACGTCTGCGTAGCATCCGCCGACACCACTGTGATATCAGTCACCAAGGCAAACAGGTCCGGCCGGATCATAGCCATACGGCGCAGAACCTGATTGACGTACCCTAGGAGGTAGTCATCAGAATACCGGTAGGGCGCGCGGGTGTCCTGGACCAGCTTGCGTACCTCGGCGATGATATCAGCTGGCGTCACTCAGGCAGCCCCCGGGAAGCGTCCTCACGAATCTCGATATCGACGGAGCTCTCTTCCTCCGCAACATCATCAATGTCCGTGAACAGATCGAGCTGCGGCTCAGCCGCCTTCTTCTTGCGGGTAGCGCGCCGCCTCTCGGCCGTCTTGGCCGGGAAGGCGTCTTCTTCCGACACCTCAACGCACTTCGCGTTGGCCGCCAGGATGGGATTCCAACGGTATATCGTGCCGTCGGCGGTGTTCTTGAGGTATTTCTGCGTCATATGTAGTTACCACTTCACCTTGTCAGCCCAATACGCCGCGCTCATCTTACCCTTGGCGATGTTCTTGGCGTGGCGGGCTTTGAATGACTTACGCCGGTTGGCGTATGCCTTAGATTCACCGGCTTTCTTGGGCGAGCCGGACACACCCTGCTGACCGAAACGGATTACCTTCTCCTTGCCCCCAGAGCAAGCCTTCACGACGTGGGACTTGGTCGGGTGCTTGGGGGTGCGCTTCGGCTTGTTGCAAGCCATCTTCGACTTATCGACGCGGGTCGCCATCAGGACTTCCTCTTCTTAGCGGTTTTCGCAGAGTCGCGGAACGCCTTTTCAGACGGAGCACCCTTAGCCCCAGGCTTACGCATCTTCTCGCCGCTGCCGGCCTTGATCCGCTTCCGCTTCGCGTGGATGTTAGCGTAGAGCCCAGGCTTAGACATCAGGCTATAACCCCCTTAATCACCATGAACCGGACGGTGAGCTGTTCTGTGGCTGTGGCGGAGTTATTGGTGTTGTGTACTACAATATCGCACGCCCCCGCGGCAACTTGCAGAACACCGACATCATACGCAGATGTCGTCGGTCCGGTGCCGGCGGCAGAATCACCAACCAAGCAGACTTGGACCATGTCGGTAGCCCCAATCGTGCTGTTGGTTAGCGTAAACCGCTGGGAATTGAGTCCCGGAATAGATGCAGATACCAGGGTGATATCGCCGCAAATCTTATCCAGCGTCACACCCGTCGTGCGGCTGGTAAGCTGCGTAACAGTCCCGCCGACGCCTGCTCCAGCGTACCCGAAAGACTGGCTAACCTGCAGCTCATCAACTTCGATGAGTGTCACGCCGGTGAACGACCCGGTCATAGTGACGCCGGAGATACTACCGCCTGTGATGCTGACGGCGTCGCTGTCTTGCGTAGCAATCGAACCGAGACCCAGGTTCGTCCTAGCGGCGGCGGCATCAGACGCGCCGGTGCCACCGTCGGCAACAGCGAGGTCCGTGATACCAGTAATCGTACCGCTCGTGATATTCACCCGCGGTAGGTTGGTGACGTACGAAGCGCCCGGGGCGATGGTAATATTTTGGTCGGACGAAAGGGTAAAAGTCCCCCCGAGCACCGCAATCGCCCGGTTGGAAATTGTTAAGTTATCGGCAAACACCGCCGACACGCTACCGAGTTTTAACGTGGTTACGGCGCCATCGCCGCCGCGAACTAGGTTCGGCGTACCTGTGACACCCTCACTAATGTGCAAGAGTTGCTGGTAGGTCTCTTTAATCGGCTTATCAACCAGATTGGTAGCCATGGAACCTCCATCGGTGGATGGGGGCCGAAGCCCCCATCACCTTAGTTGCAGTCAACGACCAGCGCCCAGAGCCGCATCACAGCTGCGTCAGCAGCGTTCACGGTCTTGACGTCGATCGTGTCGGCGGCAGCGTAATACTTACCGGCAGAATACCCCGTCACAGTGTTCGGAGCACCTTCGGTAAGGGCCAGGGCGGAGGCGTAGGATGCAACGGTATTAGCGTCCACACCATCCAGGTAGCCATCAGCCGTAGTGCCATCGCCAACGTCGATGGTCAGCGTACCGCCTTCGGCAGTCGTCACATCCAGACCAACAGCCAGGACGTAAGTCTTGGCCGGCAGCTGAATGACTTCGAGGACGTCGCCGGAGGTCAGCGCCGTAGCACCAGCCGCCGCACGCGCCGCCGCAATCGCAGCGAAGTCGAGCTCCACTTCGATCTTGGTGACGGCCCGGGTGCCTTCGTACGGGTACGCAGCCGCGGTACCCTTATTGAAGCCGAGAGAGTCGGTGTAAGTCGGCATATGCGTCTACCCCTTACGAGAAGCTGATGACAGCGGTGGACAGAGCCTCAGGCTTCACGACCTTGTAGCCGTACACCTGGAGGCCGCGGACCACGTTGCCGAACGTGCGCTCGGACCGGATGGTCTCCATCTCCGTCATCTGGGACGCGAAGGTGAAGCCCATCTTGTGGCCGGCAATGATGCTGTACTCGCCACCGCTGACATACAGGTTGTGCGAGACATAGATCGTGAAACGATCAATCATGCCGAGCCGGCCGTTGCGCAGGACCGAGGTGCTGTCGCCGGAGAGCGACGCATCCCGCAGTTCCGACTTCTTGATGAGGTTAGCCAGCTTGGCCGGGATCACGATGAAACGATCGCTCTCCGGCGCGTTGGCCTCATCAAGGACCGTGCCCATATCGACGAGCAGATCAACGACCGAAGTGGTCGAAGAAGCACCGTCGCTGGTGACGGTCAGCGGAGTGCCGGTGACGCCCAGGTTGAACGAAGCGGACTTCGCACCTGCGGTAGCACCCTTGTTCAGGGCACCGACATCCGGCAGCAGATCGGTCAGTACACGCTGGTCGATCTTGATCTTCATCCGCTCGGATGCGTCCTTCGACCACATGTCCATCAGGTTGACGTCGGACTGAACACGGTCGATATCATCCTCGACAACCGCGAAGTATTCACCCTTGTCGATCAAGAGCTGCAGCTTCGGCTTGTCCGGGTGCTCCACATCGAGGACCTGACCCTTGACGTAGTCGCGGATCGTGATCTCCGGCGTGGTGCGGATGTTCACGGTGTCACCGAACTGGCGGATTTCGCCTTCGTAGTCGGTGTTGGAAATAGCTGACAGAACCGTTGCATCGTAGCTTACATACCCACTGATATGCCGGACTATCGCTTACGCGGATACTTACCCCTGCCGTCCTCTACGTCGAATGACACAGTCTTCAGCAATGTTGCAACATCCACGCCCCGGTCATTTAGTCTCTGCTCCTGCGCTTTCAGGTGCCTAAGCAGTTCGTGGATTCGCCGCCCATCGCGGTAATTACCACCTTCTGCACACCCAAGGACGAAGTATGCCTCCGCCCTTTTCACCACAAGATGCTTAGCAAAGTGGCCGACAGCCTGCAAGGCTTTACTAGGCGGTAGATGCAATACCCAGCATGGGAGGTGCTCCCCCTTGCTGTAGTTCACCAGGCCGCCAAAAGCCTTATGCAGCAAGTCTATGCTATTGCTGTCGTCCCTATGCGCTGTAACACGCATGGATAGGTAGCAATAACCAGACTTCTTATCGACCCGCGAAGCAAAACAGCCGTCACCATCGAAGTACCCGGCCATCCACTTTCGGGATGGGTAATTCGGCAGCGTATGTCTGTACTTGCGTATGACATCAAGCTGCAGCCGGTGTGCCTCTAGTCTGTCTTCTGCTACCCGGCTGTTGTTATGTATATAGTCTACCATAAGTGGGGCTCGCCCACGCTTGACAACCATATACTTGTCCAGACGGTACAGGATTTTCATCGCCTCGGTGTGTGGTACTTCCCACACAGACTGGTCCCCGCCGCCATACCCTGTACGGGATGACTTCGTGTGGACCAACCCACCGAACGAATCCTGCAGCATATACAGAACTTGGTCTCTGGCCGCTTTCTGGGAGACCTGCAAAAACATGGCAGGTCGATAGTCCCCTTGCGGTCTGCGGAAATATCTGACGCCGAACGATCCGTCTGCGTCGATAAGTCCGGCTAGGTATTTCTCAGTGAGCACATGTACCTCACTTATTCTAGCGCTTGGATCGGGTTCCTTGCGGTTCCCGTTATTTAGACCGGGTTTAACGAACTCCTATCTCTTGAAGTTCTCGATCAGCTTGCCGCTCCAAATCTCCGGGATGAAGTTCCCAGAGTAATTCGGGCGACCACCAATGGACGGGTAGCTCATACCCTATCTCCTTGATTAGCCGTCTGTGATACGACCATCTCGCTGTGCAGCGAAGATGTCGCGCTCGATTCGCTTACGCTCATCATCGCGCCCCTTGTACTTGCCGGTCCTTACGTCACCATAGAAGGCGGCGATATCGGAGCGGGAGTAGGTCTTATCAGACCCAGGGGCAGACTGACGGGCGCCGCCAGACCGGCCACGGCCGGGAGCAACCTGGCGAGACAACTCATCCGCAGAACGCTGGCCTCGGGCCGGCGCTTGCCCTTCCGGTTGATAGCCAGGCCAACCCGTGAAGAACGCCGCAACACGCCTGGCATCCAGGTTGCGCTGCGCATCCTCAAGGTATGTCTGCCGCGAGATACCAGTCAGAGGATCAATCTCAAGCAACCAAGACTGGAAGTCCTGGTTATCGTTCGTAGTCTTCCAGTTCGGTACGCTAGCCTGCAACTCAGACCAGAATGCCTGTTCAGACGACACAGCCTGCCGCTGCGAGAGCTGATTGACCTGCGGCACCAGCTGCGACTGCAGCGAAGTGACCATGTTGCGCAGGTCAGAAATCTCACGTTGGTAGGCTGCAGCCTCCTCCTTGGCGGCCCGGCGCATGACGTCGATGGACTCGCCATACTCGTCTACGTCGCGCTGCGTGATATAGGTCGGCTGGGCAGGAGCCTCGCCCGGGTTATCGGCCGGCGTCTGAGACGACGACACTGTGCCGAGCAACTGCTCCATCTGGTCCAGGCGCTGCTTCAGCTCGCGGTTCTGCGCATGGAGACGCGGGACCTCAGCGTTATACATACCCTGGAGGGAACGATACTTCTGCTCAAAATCCTCTGCCTTGGCCGGAGCTTCCTCCGGGGCGGCATCGGCCTGACCAGCCTCATCCTCGACAGAAATATCCTCGGCGTCGTCTACAGCCGCAGCGTCGTCGGCGGCGTCTGCCTCCGCGTTCTGGCTGGCGTAGAACTTGTCGATGGCTTCTCGTTGGGATGCAAGCTGTGCAGGAAGGTTCATGTTACGCTCCTAGCGGTGTGCGTTTTCAGGGGCGCTGCGGACGAGGTCGGAGACCTCTTTGAGAACCTGGCACCGCCCCTGAGCAAGTGCAGTGTTCCCAGCGGCATAAGGCAACGCACCTAGCTCCTTGGCGTACCAGTCGTCCAACCACTGGACGATCTCTGGGTGCCGCCGGGAAGCTGAGGCCAAAGCCTTAACCACATCTTGTGAGGGCCGCGTCATACCGCTTGCCCTGTATCTTGGTTTGCTACGGTGTTCGTCTGCTGCTGCGCAGGCTCAGCCGAGGGGGACCCGCCGCCCCCGGCGCTCATTTGCGTTGCTGCGGCTGCAGCACGCTGACGCATTTGGACAGACATTTTGTCGCGAGACGGTACCAGCTGGTCAGCCGGCATCTGCAAGCCTTTAGCGATCTCACGCAGGATAGCCGCACGCCCCTCAACGCCGATGATCTCCATATCAACCGGATTAGCAGTCGCATTGAGGAACTCAACTCGGCGGACATTGGTCGTCTCCTTAACAGCAAGATTCACCGCACCGCGCGGTACGATATCGACATCGCCCTTGATCGACTCATCCTCGTCGTACCGCATGTTGTAGACGAACTGCCGATGCACGATCGGATAGATGATGTCCGCGTCGATGTGCATGACCACCTGGCGGATGCCCTTGCCGGCAGAACCCATCAGCATGGAGAGGCCCGAAGCCGTACGCCCAGCGCCCTGGACGTCGAGGTCGCCATACACGTACGACGGGATACCCGAGTGGTCGTCAGCGAGCCGCGAGAACCGGTCGTAGACCGCCATGAGCTCGCCTGCACGGGAGTCAGGCTGGGCGAACCGCACCGCCGGCGCACTGGACCCGGCCGGGTCCTGCTGGACCTGCCAGATTTTCCACGGGTGCATGTTGGTGAGGTCTTCGTTGGGCGGCAGCCGGTCGATGTTGACCTCTACCTGCGGCCCAGAGGCCAAGCCCATGTTGTTCACCAGCGCCCGGGCGGCCGCATTGCAGATGTTCTGCAGGTCCTCGATGATCTCCGGGATGCCGCTGCCCCAGAGTGACCCTGGCCGCTTGATGAACGACGACTTCGCGTACGGCTTCTCGCCGAGCGGGTCATAGTTGAGCACAGCTTTAATCACGTAGTTACCAACGACCCAGACATTGGCGTCGTACTCTTTGGCCTCGTCGGGAACCTCGTCCTCTTCGAGCCCCCACTCGCGCAGCATAGCGCCGCTGACCTTACCCCAGAACTCCAGCGCATCGAACGTGTCGGTGGGGGTGTTGTAGGCGTAATATTTCCGCTCCAGCTCTTCCTTCTGGAGCTCTACGTCCTCGCTAATCCACGACTGGCCATTGCCAAACTCCAGCACTTTGCGGATGGCATCGTCGTCGTAGCCAGGCACACCGATCAGATCGGCGAGCTGCGTGCGCGTCAGCGGATGATGCTCGAACAAGTACCCATCAGACAGCCGGGCCACGCCCGGCTCAGGATAGATGTTGAACGGATCGACCCGCTCGTACTCAGGAGCCAGCCTCTCGCCGGCATCGACCACCGTAGCGCCGCTCTCGTCCGTGGTGTACTCAAGCACCCGCTGACGCCGGACCACCGGCCCCTTCAGGAACGCCGCGGGGAACGTCACCAGGTCGGACAAGAAGTCGTTGAACGCCTCGCTCCAGCCACCCTGGGCGAACTGGTCGTTGATCTTGTCCTTCATCCGGTCGGCGCGGTTCTGCGCTGCCTGCAGCAGCTTGAACCGATAGTCCTGCGCGACAACTTCGCGCAGTTCCTGCATCTCCTGCATGGTGGGAGCACGGCCTGCCTGCTGCAGCTGCTCGACCACTGACTGACCGAAAGCCTCCTCCAGCTCCGCCTGGTGGGTAGGTGAGAGCTCCGGCAGTGGTGTGGGCTGCATGTCCCACGGAGGCTGCCCCTGATCCATCAAGATGTCCCGCAGCCAGCTCTCCGCCGCGCGGCACTTGATCTCGGTGAGCATCATGTAGACTTCAGACCCGCCGGTAGTGCGGATTTGGTTGAGTTTGTCCGGCTCGTACTCACCGCCGCGCTGCCGAAGCGCCCGCAGCATGATGGTCTCGATCGGCTTCTTGGCGATGCGCGCGGCATCCCAGCACTCACGGATATGAGCCGTCAGCCCTAGGACAACAGGCTGATTCTGCCGGTCCTGCATCGCTGCATCCAGCTCATACTGCCGATCCTGGGCGGCGAGGTCATCGTTACCGACGACCCGTAGAAACGTCAGTCCTGCCATGGTGCCTCACATAACCGCGTGGCAAATATACGCAGTACGATCAGGGTAGTCAACAACCAAAAAATACCCCCGCCACGAGGGTAGCGGGGGTAAGGCTCGGAGGAAAACGCAGCTGATGGAAACACAAGCAGGCTACCGGTGGCAACAGGCGGTGTCAACCCTAAACCCACGC